CAGGCCCACCGCGTTGAGCCCGTCAATCGCACCGGCGCGCACCTTGGGCTCCACGGCCGCAAAGCCGCCACCAATCTCCTCGCGGCGCACCCGCACGGTGATGGGGTTTTTCATAGGTTGCCGCCTTGCCGGAGGGTGAGCTCCATGAACTCGCCCGGCCGCCCATCGGGATCGGCATCAACGGCCGTCACCACATAGAGCGCGAGGCCATCAGGCGCGGCCGTGCTGGCCACCTCCGGCTCCGCCGCCCCGGCGTTGAGCCAATAGATCGTGGAGCCTTGATCCACATCATCGCGGTGCCGGATGAGCGCCTTGTGGGTCACTCGCTCTTGGAGCTGCGAATAGGTGTTGGCCTCCAGCGCGCCCACCGTCGCGATCCGCCCCCACACGGTGCCGATCACCGCATCCGCGCGCTCATAGCCGCCGCCATCATCGGGCACGCGCACCACGCCCATGATCGTGAGCCGGTGCCGCATCCGGCCAAGGTTCCGGCGCGTGCTCATAGCTTGGCCACCCGGAACTTGGAGAGGATGCGCCCGGCTTGCATAGGCACCTTGTTGACGGCATCCAGGCTCGCGAGCTCGCGGTTTTCATACCAGTGCGCGGCAATCTGGAGGATCGCCATGCAAAGAGCATTGGGCACGGCGGCCGCGTTGGCGTGCCCGGCCACATAGCGGATCACGATGCCGGAGGCCGCGCGGGTGGGCACCGGCCACACCGCGCCATCAAGGAGGGCGAGGCGGCCCGGCCGGGTGCCGGTGTCCGCAAAGTAATTCCCGGCCTCCCACGTGGTGGCATTGTTGCCGGTGTCATAGGTTTTCACGGAGGTGATAGAGATCAGCGGACCGCGAGGGAGCTCCACATAGCGAGGCGCGCGGCCGATGAGCGCGCCCTCTTGCACGCCATCCCACCAGCCTAGGCCATCGCCTCCGCCCGGCCAGGCATCAAGCGTGAGCTCGCGCACTTGGCTCACCATGATGAGGCCGGTGGCCTCCTCCACATACTCGCGCGCGGCCTTGATCAGGCGGGTGAGCACGCTATCGGCATCGGCCGGATCGCGGAGATAGGAGCGGAGCTCCGCCACGCTCACCGGCTCCTCCGCCGGTCCTGAAATCAACACATCGCCCATGCTCGCGCCTCCTTGCTCGCGCGTTCATATCCGAAAGCCGGAAACCGGGCAAAGAAAAGGGCCGGAGGATCGCTCCCCCGGCCCCTGCCCATTCCCGCCCTTTTCGGTTTCCATGCCCACGGAGCGGCTCCCCGAATTAGAGCCGTGGCAATCAGGGCGAGCCCACCTTCCCTTTACCCAGGCCGGGCAACGCGGGAGGAGCGAGCCGCCCCGATCACGTTACGCCGGAGGGTTGGCGGCGGGCTGATCCTGCGGAGTGGTGAGCCACACCGCCGAAAGGAGCGCCGCGCTCGCATTGTTGGCCGGCGTGATCGTCGCGCGGATGTAGCGCGAGGAGCCCTTGTAACCGAGCTTGCGGCACTCGTTATCATCATCGAACTGGAAGCCCGCGAGGGCCTCCGTGCCGATGAGATCGGCATCCGCCACGGCCGTTGCACCGGCCATATTGGAGGCATCGCTTTCCTCCAGCAGCACGGTGAAGGTGGCATCCGCATCCGCGATGGAGCCGGTGGCGATCACCAGGCACGCGGCCATCTGGCCTTGCATATCCAGAATTTGCGAAACCGCCGCCGTGTTGTCGGCAATCGAAACCGGAGAGATCGCGCGCTTAACGGCGATCCGGTTCATGAGATCAAACATCATAATCGTGCCCTTTCGTGGCCAGAATTGAGGAAAGGGGAGGAGCGGATGCCCCTCCCCCGAAACCGCTTAGGCTTCCATCTTGAGGAGCTTGATCGCCTCCGCCATCCGGATGCCGCCGCCCACGCGCTTGGTGGTGTAGAAAAGCACGAACGGCTTGGCGGTGTAGGGATCGCGGAGGATGCGGGTGCCGAAGCGATCCACGATCTGATAGCCGCGGTTGAAATCCCCGAACGCCACCGGGAAGGCGTTGGCGGCCACATCGGGCATATCCTCCGCCTCCACTACCGGATAGCCAAGGAGGGTGGAGGGCTGGCCCGCCACCGTCGATTGCTGCCAGAAAGCGCGGCCGTCCGCATCGCGGAACTTGCGAACCTTGCCCACGGTGGAGCGGTTCATGACGAAACGCGCATTGGAGCGATAGGCCGTCTTGAGCGCGGTGATCAGGTCGATGAGGTTGTTTTCCTCATCGCCATCGGCAACCGAAAGGAAATCGGCCGGCGCCCCGGTTTTCACATAGCCCGGCGCACCACCGGCCTCCGTGAAACCGGAGTTGATCACCGGCGTATAGCCGCCGATGAAGCCGCGAGGCTTGGCCACGCCATCGCCCATGACGAAGGCCGCGCCCTCTTGTTCCGCGAACTCAATCTGCACCTCATCCGCGAGCCAGGCTTCCACGTCAAAGGCCGCATCATCCAGCAGCGTTTGCGTGGCGGCGGGCATCGCATAGAGCTCCATCACCGGATAGGTGCGCTCGCGGAGGCTCGCGGTGTCGGTCTGCGGCCGCGCCTCCGTTTCGCCCACCCACCCGGAGCCGGTGCCGCCCACGTTGATCAGCCGCTTGAAAGCGGAGCTGGAGGTGGTGACGACATTGGCGATGGCGCGGATCGGGCTCACCTCGCTCACCACGCGCGAGATATTGCGATCCATATCCGGCGTGATCATGTATCCGCCATCCGGATCGGTCCCGGCGGAGAGAGCCTTGAGCTCATCCACCTCATAGCCGGTGGCATCGCCCTTGCGGATGAACTTGAGGGCGGCCTCGCGGTGCTTGAGCTCCGCCTCCGTCATCTCGCGCTTGACGCCATCCGCGCCGGTGGTTTCCGGGCGGCGATCCTTGAGGCGGAGCGCATCCAGCTTCTTGCCCATATCGGAGAGAGCGCCATCCAGCTTGGCCACGCGCTCCGTGAGCACCGGATCGGCCGCGCCCTTCTCCTTGAGAGCCTTGAGCTCCGCATCCACCGCCTCGCGGTGCTCCTTGGCCGTGCGCTGGAGCTCATCCAGGGCGGTCTTGATTTCGGTGGTGCCGTCGTCGCCGCCGTTGCCGCCGGTGGCATCCTTGCGCTCCAGCATCGGGCCGGTGATCCCGTCGCGGCGGAGGGCGTCAATCGTGTGCTTGCTCATTGTGCCATTCCCTTCATTTTGGCAGAGGTTTCGCGGATCATCTCCGCAATGGTTTTGCCGCCTTCACCGCCCTCCCGGCGTGATCCGAGCCGCTTTGTTGCGCCCTCAAAGCCGTGGATTGCCACCAGCTTTGCGAACGCGCCGGGCGCACCTCCCTCACGGAGTATGCGCTCAACATCGGTGATGGTGAGATCGGTTTTCACCGCGTCAACGGTGGCCATCTCATTCATCGGAAAAGTGACGATGGAGCCCTCCCAAAGATCAAGATCAAGGAGCTTTCGCACCCCTTGCTCCTCATCCCATTGGGCCTTGATCGTGCGATAGCCGATGCTCATGGCATCAAGCGCGCCCTCGCGCATGAGGGCGAGGGTTTCGGTGGCGAGCTGGACGGTGCCCGCAAAGAGCTTGCCGCGCACCTTGAGGCCGCGATCATCCTCATCCATGGAGAGCCACTTGCCGATCACCTTGCGGGTGTCGTGATCGCGGAGGAGCTTGATGGAGGAGAGCTTGCGCTCCTTGAGCGTGCGGCGGAACGCGCCGGGCATCACCATATCCATGCCGCGATCCACGTTGCCAAAGGTGGAGAGATAGCCCTCAAATTCGCCATCCTCCGCCACCGCCTTGAGATCAAGCGGCACCGCTCCGGCCTTGGTGTCCACCGCCGGATCGCTCTTGAGCTGGAAATTGGTGCCGTTCATTCGCCCGCCTCGCACTAGAAAACCGTGAGGCGATATAGCTGCAAATGGCGCTGATCAGCAAGCGCGAGTGAGATAGGCTCCCCATTGCGACCCAAAGGCGGCCGCAATGCCCGGATAGGTGGCGCTCCGCTCAAGCCACCGATCATCTCCCGGCGAAAGGTTGTTCTGCCCGGCGTCGGTTTGATTGCTCCAGCGCCCCACAATCGGATCGCCAAGGAGATCGGTGCCGTGGGCCGGATGCGCGCGAGGCTTCGCAAATGCCGTGGGCCGGATGCGTGGGAGGCGATCCAGCCAAAGCCCGGTGGCCTTGCTGGCATCGTCTCCGAATTGGTGAGGGTGGATCGTCTGATCAGGCGAGCGGATCGCGGTGCCGATGAATGAGCGCGCCGGGTTTTCAATCGCCTTGGGATAGGGGAGGGCGAGGAGGGCACGGAAATTCTCCACCTCGCGCTCCCTCGCCTCGCGGCGCGCGGCCCCGGTTAGCGTGCCCGGCTTGGGCCGTTGGTGATAGCCCACGCCGGGATAGCGCGCGAAATCCGGATCATTGAACGCCCACGCGGCGCTCACGGTGAGATAGGTGCACATCGGGTGAAAGAGCCCGCCATCCCACCGATCCCGCGCCACCTCCCACACATCGCATTGGAGGTGCCGATCCGGGCGGCCGCGCGATGGGAGGAGATCACACGTCCAAGCCTCCACCCCGGCGGCCTCAAAGGCCGCGAGGGTGAGAGGGCAAGCGGAATAGCCGATGAGAAAGCGCGGCTTCACGCGGCGCGGAGCTCCGGCACCGGCTCCATGCGGAGGAGGTGATCCATCGAATAGCTCCAGCCGAGCACGCCAGCATCCCGCACCTCCGGATAGCGGTTGCGCGCGCAAGTGCTCCAAGCGTTGGCGAGGCGAAGGATCGCGAGCTCGCTGCCATAGCCCACCACGCGATCACCGATGATCCTCACCTCCGTGAGGCGCTCTCCGGCATTGTCGCTCCACATCCGGGTGAGGCGGGTGATCATCTCAAGCTCTTGCTGGAGATCGGCAACGCGCATCGGGCGGCCATCGGCATTGGTGATCATGGGTTTCAGCTCCCTTGTTGAAGTTTAGGCGGTGATGGTGCGAGTGATCCGGAGGCTGGCATCACCGGGGAAGTAATAGCCGGAGCCATCTCGCATCGCCTCACCTTTCATGATCTGGCAATCTTTGCCGATCAAATCCGGATAGCGGGCCTTGAGCTCACAAATGCGAGCCTTGAGCTCATCGAGAGTTGAGACGATCCCGGAAAACCCATCAACGTAAAAGCTATATGCAGGCATCGGTCAGCTCCTTTGCTTGGAGCCTTATATCCACAAAATAATGTGTGACGCAAGCCTATTTTATCACTTCGCCGCCAATGACGGGATGGTGCAAAATGGCGCATCGGCAGTTAATAATTTCGCGAGCCGGGCCTTTAGGGTCGCCGGGAAATTCCAGCATCACGCCGCCCACCTCAAAGCTCTCATCAAGAGCCACTTGTTGGCCGTCCGCTTCCGCGTGGCTTTCGCGGGTGCGCTTATCCTCCGCTGCGAGCCACTCCTTGACCATGGTGAGGCCGGTTGAACGTGCGGCGGTGTCTGCACCGATCACCGATGCGGTGTGCACCTCCGTGCGAGCGATGCGGGCGGCTTGCCATGGCGCGAGGTGATTGGCTTTCGCCTTGATCATATCTCGAAGCATAGCCTCGCTTAATCCGGCGGGAAGGGTGTCAAGGATCAGCTGGCGCACTTGCAGAATTTGAGATGCCGAGATCGTCACCGCTTTCTCAACGCCCCAGTAGGCAATCCACCTGCCAATTTCCTGATAG